TACATTGAACTGCTAATTGAACTTGAATACGGAAATGAAGAATAAAGCCTTACAAGCGTATTTCGTTACATCGGTGGGTAACTACACCACCTTTGCATAGAAATGCGCTTAAAACGGCTAAAAAGTGGCTTAAAAAGAAAATATGAATAGAGAACTAACAAAAGAAGAACGTGAAGCGCAAAAAAGAATCATACCAAATAGGTTTTGCATTCATTGTGAACATAAGAAAAGGGCTTTGCTGAAACATGGCGCACAGATATACTGCGAAATGCAGCCGTCACCATATAGCGACAGCGGATATAAGACAATCAAGGCACACGACTATGCCTGCGGACTCTACAAACAAAAACTATGATATATGGCAAGTTGGCAATGCGTTGGATTTGTTGATGCGGTAAAGATACTACCAGATGCCTGCATCCTGTTTCTTTCCGAATACAAGAAAGGATATAAAAAGACTGACGGGACAATAGTGGATGACAAGTACCATTCTTGGAAAGTGATATTCAAGGGATACTTCATCAAGTACCTTACAACACATTTCAACAAAGGAATGCTTGTAGAGGTGAAAGGTGACATAGTGCCGTATGCCGTTGAACACGGAGAGATAACAGAAGGATATTCTATCATGGGACAGACTTGTAACCTTTTCTCGTATCCAAGGTATAGCGTCAAACAGGAAAACAAAATGATAAAGGATTCGATGGATAGCGCAAATATGCTACCCGACTTGGAATCATACAACAAACCAGACTTTTAGAATGTAACGTTACAATATACATTTATGTCTAACTTTTAAATTACATGTAATTATGAACAAGGAAGAAAAAGGTAAAACGCTTGGCGAATACCAAAAGAAAATTAAAGACTTGGAGGAAAGGATTGCTATCATGGACGCAACCAACTCTGCATTATGCGTAGACCTTGAACACTGGAAAAAAGTTGCCGCAGGGCTGAAGGGAAGCAACAAAAAACTTTCGGAACGTGTTGAACACTACAAGAACCTTGACTTAGAAGGAGACGTACTTTACGAAAAGGCACTTGCAGACGTTGAAAAAAAGAACGTTGAACTCAACGAAAAAGACAAGGTGATAATCGGCTTGCAGTCGCAGGTGACTGAACTCAACGCAAAGCTTACAAAGGTGACACACGAAAGAAACGAACTAAAGGCTACAAACACTGACTTGGAGCTTGCTTTGAGGTACGAACAGATGCCTTGGTGGAAAAAGATATTCGGATAATCCAACCTTACCATTAAAAAGAAAGCCGCTTAGTCCTTTGTGGATTCGGCGGCTTTTTCGTTTTGTTTAGGTGTTCGGAATCTTATACGGAGGCTTGAGGCAATGGAACGGAATTGTTGCCATTATATAAGAGTCTTTACCTCTATTCAACTTTACAGCCGTCGGCTTCACAGCCTTCAAACACACCACATAAGCTATCTTGTTCGCATACGTAGACTTTAAGTATATCGCACCATAACAAAGAGAGGAAATCATGTCGTCGTATGTTTTTTGAACGTCAACACCTTGGTTGTCTGAGTATCTTGGAGAAACAATAAACGTAAGATTTATGTCTACGTTTTTCCGAACTGCTGCGTCAATCGTTGTCCCTTGTTCTGTCTTTTTGGTGGTACACATATAGTCCTCGATTTCAGAATCAACCCATTGCTCCGTGTACACGTTGACGGCATCACCAATTTCTCCAAAACCGTCAATCGACAAAACACGAACACCAGACTTATTTGTGAAATCATCCCATGTAGTCCCGTCGGAACTATGAAAATATTTTCCTATTAATTTGTATGTTGTTGCCATAATCTTATAATCTTAATTCTTTATTAAACACATTCACTTTTCCAAGACAGAACTTGCCAAGTTCAACCATTGCGTCATCGGAATACTTGTAAACAACGACACTACTCTTTTCATCCAAGTCCTCAATCGTTATCTTGCTTTTGTCGAACAACTTTACGTTTACCGTGTTGTATCCGTCACACACAAGATGAACGTTACTATGGTTGCTGACGTATAATGTTGGACATTTGGTAACAGGTACGACAATGTTCGCACCAACAGTCCACATTACTGAACACACATCGACGATAACATCAAGGTCGTTCTCGTAATCCCAATCAACATAAAGGCCATAGGTATAACCTTCAACACCATCCGCATTCTTGACAACATAACCGTTGATGTAGTCCTTGAACTCTTTCTTTATGTATTCTTTGGTGAATCCAAGTTTTTTGTAACATGCGGTTGAAAAGAATGGCATCGACTGTTGCCTTAATGCAAGCCTAATAAGCATCTCCTTGTCATTCCCACATTGACGTAACGCCGATTTGTAGTCAGCGCACAGTGGTTGCCCAGAAACATTTCCGAGCAACGCATTGCGTTCAAATTCGAACATCTCTTTATCCATATACTATTCTTTTGTTTTTAAACCATCTCGACACGAACAGACATGCCATTGGGCGAACTCCATCCCTCAAGCATGGAATGTATTGCCGTCTGCATTTCATAGCTGCTACGCAATTGCAAGAGAATCTGTGACATTGACGCAACCTGAACATCAAGATTAAACCCGACAACAGCATCACGAATCTGTGTCAACAAATCGGATTGATAGTACACTTGTTGGCTTACGCCATTCATGTAGGCTTCCAACGCACCAGCGGTATCTTCCGTTATGCCTTGAATGCCTTGTTGTAATGCACTAAGTTGCGTATCGGAACTTCCGAAGCCCACACCAAAAGCATCCATATAAGCATCAAATTCTTCTTTAACATCACTTCTCCAAGAAGCAACCTGTTCTCTAATACTTGAGATTTCTTCTGGTGTTGGAGTCGCCGCCTTTGAATACACTTCTTCATATTTTTTTTGCGACTCTTCAATTAGTCTATCTGCCTTTTCAAAAACCTCATCAGGTACAGGAGTGTCCGTATGAATATTGTAAAGGTGTTCGCGCATTTCTACAACCCTGTCAAGCTCTTTTTTTGCTGCGACAACATCTGGGTCTGTTTCTGCTCTTGCATTTGCCATATCTTGTATATTAGAAATCATTTGCTCAATTCTTTCACCAATAACTTTTCCCATAATAGCTTTTGCTATCATGTTGTCTATCATATCACGAAAAGCGTCATCGTAAGACTTCATATAATTTTCGCCTTCCCTGAATGCGTCAATCATTCCCTTTACAAAATTATTAGCCCAATCTTGAGCATCACCAATATCAAGGAGGTCTAAGATTATTTCCTTTGCGGCATTGTCCACTTCATACCTCAATTCTTCAATCTTGTCTCTTAAATCATCTATCTTTTCTTGGTCTCTATTCTTTGCTTTTCTTGACTTTTCAAGTTCAAGCTGCCTTTCAAGTTCTGCCAATTCCGCTTCCTTGTTTAGCATCATTAGTCTCTGCGCTCCTATTGCGTCAGTCCCATACGCATCATCAATCGCTTTTTCAAGTCGCTTATATTCTCGTTCAAGAGTTCTTATTTTTTGCGTGCTAACTTCAATAGATTTATTGATGTTTTCGTTTCCACTCCATTTGTCTGCAAATGTGCTTATAAGGCCTGCAAGACCACCAACCACACCACCTATTGCTGCGCCGTACCCACCAAAAGACGAACCAATTTGTGCGCCTTGAGCTGCCTTGTCGAGAACACTAAATATTTTTTCTACATCAGAAGCATTACTGCCTCCAATCGCTTTTGCCAAATCGTCGAAAAGACCAATAGCACCTTTAATAGCACTATAAACAGATGTTATTGATTCAACCCATTCGCTTGCTGAAATCTTTCCAACGTCTGCAAGTTTTACCAAACGCTCTTTTAAATCGTCAAGCGTCTTTATTTCCTCCTCTGTAGCATCGCCATTTTTAACTTTTTCTTCAATCTCATCTATCTGTGATGCAATAGATGCCATTTCTGGTAAAACATCGGTCATACGCTCCTTGGCCTTGTCAATCATGTTGGCAATAGCACCAAAAGGATTTTCTTTTCGCTGCTCCCTGTATAGGTTCTTTAGTGCATTGTTAATGTTCTTAATTTGTTTTCCATCAAGACCTTTCGCTGTTTTCTTGTACTTTTCAAGACTTGCAATCAAGCCTTTAATAGCCTTGTTTGTCATTCCAGAAAGTTCACCAGTGGCAATAATCCATTCTGGCGATTTCTGGAACTCCTCAAAATTGGTCTTTGCTATTCCTTGGTCTTGACTGTTATCAATGGCGGTTACAATGTTCAGTTTTGCTTTATCATCACCAGCAATACTCTTTACAAGTTCTTGCAATTGTTGAATTAGCCTTTGCCTTTCCTGTGGGTCGGTGGCGGCAAGAATCTGAGTTTGCAGGCTAAGTGCCAAACTCTTTTCTTCGTCATTTCCAAACTGTTGCGCAAACGTTACACGTTCCTTAACGGCATCATTTTGAATCTTATTGACCTTCGTTTCGTATTCGGCATACTTTTCAAGTAACTTATCCCAATCCTTAATTTGGTCGCTTGTTTCTTTTTTAAATACATCTCGTGAGGCTTTAACACCTTTAGTTATGTTGTCTACCCATTCTTGAGATATAATACCAGAATCTGCTTGTTCTTGGAATGCGCGTAAATCTTCATTTGTTATATCTAATAGGTTTGGAAGTTTTATGTCACTCTTCTTGTCTTTTAGATATTTGTTTAAAATGTCCGTATATTCTTTAGCGTATTCTTGTGCCGTCCTTGGCAAGTCGCTCATGTCAATACCCATCCAGTCTGCAAACATACTACCTAACTCTGGGTCTGCATCCAACGATACTGCAAGTTCGTATTCTTCTTTTAGACGGTCAAGTTCGTTGTTCAAGCCCTTGGTAATCTTGTCAAGGTTGTATGTCTTTGCGGACACATCAAGTTCTTGAATAACGGCATCAATCACCTTAGAACGGTCAAGGTTAAGCATACCCTTACTTGTAAGTATGTCACGCAAGTTCTTGAAATATTTAAGTTGTTTGTTGGGGTCTTTTCCCGTGATTATGTTGGTGTCAAACTTAGGTAAACCAAACTTACCTAAATCAATGTCAAGCAACTTTATGGTGTTCGCATATCGGTCTTGAACATCCTTAATGGCATCTGCGTGACTTGCACCCTTGGCCGTGAGTTTGTCATATTCACCTTGCAATTTCTTTGTAAGTGATATTTCCTCCTTGATGGTGTCGAGAATTGCATCCCTTTCCTTTTTTGTCTTTGTATTGTCCTTCATCCTTGCAGCACGTTCGGCTTCTTCTTGCTTTTGACGTGCGGCAGAAGCATAACGTAGGGCTTGTTGGTAAGTGCCTTCTTTATCATAGCCTCTTACAGCACCGCCACTTTGTGCAATGGCGGCGAATCTCTGTGCCAACCGTTGCAATTCTGGTAAAGACTTGTCAAGCATCCATTTTGGTGGATTGTCTGCGGTAAGTTTAAGGTCAAAGTTTATGGTGTGTCTTTGTTGCGCTAACTTTACAATGTCATAAATACGATTGTATAAAGACAACGCATCAACAGAACCATTTCGCAACGCACGAGAATTAGCCTCTACCTTTTCCGTCATTGACATCGTAGACTTAGTGGCTTTGGTAGCCTCGTCGTAATAGTTTTTTATCTTTTGATTGTAGTTTTCATGTTCCTCTGCGGCAAGGCGATAACCTTTTATCGCAACATTTATGTATTCTTTGTTAAGAACAAAATTGGCGGCTTCGTCAGAAAGACCCATACTTTTCAATCCAGCACCAACCTTCTCACGAATCTTTTTCAATCCTTCATACGCCTCCTCACCACTCTTGTTGACAACATAACTAATGTTTTCCTCAATAATGGAACTTGTTACATCGGTGATAGCATCAGAATTGTCAAGGATTTCGCGCCTAATCTTACTTGTAGTACCAAACCAACCTTCAAGTTCGGAAAGACTATTTTTAATATCTTCCTTTACCTTTTGAGTGTTTTGCGCATAAGTCTCTTCACCTTTTGCTATATTGTTGGCGTATTGGCGTTCTTTCCCCTCCTCTTTAATAAGTTCGATGGTTTGCTCTATTTTCGAATTAATCTCATTACGGTTCTTTATTTCCGTTAATCCGTATTCGGATAAGATTTGATTAAGTTCAGACAATGAGTTTTTGTATGTGATAGATTTTTCATTTACACCATTCAAAACCTTACCCAACGTCTCAACTTTCTTTAGTTGCTTAGAAGCATTTTCACCAAAACGCTCTACCTCTATTGAAGTAGCCTTTACACTATTGTTGAAGAAAACAAAATAACTTGCAGCGGTAACAAGTGCCGTAATAAGGAGTGCAATAGGATTTGCACGGGTCACTGCATTGAAAGTTGCCATAGCACCAGTAGCGGATTGAATACCACGTATGTAGTTTCTTAGACCTACAAGAACACTACCTACAAACATCTTGCTGTTTAGTGAAGCAACAATCATAGATATAGTCCTATAAGTTCCGAAAGCGGACACTGCGGTTAAAACAACACGGGATATTTCACGCCAATTTTGGAACATACTACGGAATAACTGAATACTTCCCGTAAGCAAACCTTGGTTACTTGCGCCAATATCATTCATCATGTTGTTGTAGGCAAGAGAAAGGTTTGCCATCTGCACCTTTAGTGTGTCGGCTTGACGTGCTTGGAAATTAAAGAACTTTCCTCCTTCATCCGTCACTTGTTGTATCACTTTAAGCACATCACCATAGGACACCATCTTTTTAGACATCATATCATAGACATCTGCAGTAGTGGTTAATTCTTTTCCAAAAGCCTTTTGCTTGGTGTACATGTCAGCCAACATCGGAACAATAGCCAAACCAGCATTGGCAAAGTCACGGGCATCACGGGCTGTCAAAGAACCTTGCGCCTTAATCTGACCTAAGTTGTAGACCAATCTTTCTATTGGAACACCTAAAGCGGCACTTATGTCGGCAATACGTCGCGTTGTGTCCACAACCTCATCTGCCGCAAAGTTGTAAGCCGTTAATTGTTTTGCTGCAGTACCAAGTTCAATCAATGTGAATGGCGATTTTAATGCCATTTCATTTAATTCGTTGAATATTCTTGTACCCTTTTCAAAGTCACCTACAAGAATACCAAGCGAACGGTCAAGCATTTCGTATTCTGCGCGAATATTGCGTAGGTCACGGAAGAAACTTGCTAAAGCACCAAGAGTAAAGGCGTAGATAATACGGTTGCGAATATATCCAAACGTACTTGCAAGCATGTGGTTGGACTTTTGGATAAGCAAGTTTTTTCCTAAGTATTCATTTTGCTTTTTGCCAAGACGTGTGTATTCCTCACCTAATTGCTTCACTTGTTGCGCATTTTGTGGGTCTATCGTTACCAGTTTAAGTGCTTGCATTTTTTTTGCAATAGCTTCAACGCTCGATTCGTCCATGCCAAGAATATCCTGCATGGTCATAGGTTTTTTAGACTTTAACCTTTCAATTTTTTCTTTGGTTGCTTGTATTTGATTTTGCAAGCGATTCCATTGAGTTGTGTCTAAAATTCCAGTGCCCTTGAAACTGGATGCAATCATTTCAAGGTTGAGTAATTTTTTTTCAGCATCCGCAAGTTGGCGAGCAGGCATTGAGAATGCACCAATAAGTTGCTTTCTTGCAGCTTGTCTTAATTGGGTATCTGTACTTTCTTTTTGTTCTTTTAATTTAGCTTTCTGCTCTTCAATTAACTTGTTTTGCTCTCTCAATTCATTAGTGCCCAATTCCATTTCTCTACGTTTTTCTTTTTCAAGACGAATGGATTCCTCTAATGCACCAATTGTATTGTCTGGGTATGTTGCTTTTGGTGTCGTACCGCCGCCGCCACCACTTGCAGCGGCAGTCATCTTTTTCTTTGCCTTTTCCAAACCATCAAATGTTCCAGAAAAGTCAACCTTTGTGCTACCAATGGATTTTATAGTTTCTTGTATATCTTTTACGGCATTTGTTGTTGCGGTTTTCATATCATCCAAACTATTCTTGTAGTCTTCTACAAGTTTGGTGATAGAATCACGCAATTCTTTATCGTTCAACGCCGCTGAAACAATTGTTGGATTTGGCATAACTTGATATGTATTTTAAATTGTTACTATTCTTTCTTCTTTTTCTTACCCTTGTTGACAGGAATGTCCATTTCCTCGCCAGCTTTGAGCTTGTTAGCACCAAGACCACCCATGAACTTTTCAAGATGCTGGTTTGCCTCGTATGCCTCCTTATATCCGTTCCAAGCCTTTTTGTCAGTACCCTTGAGATACTTTGTGTGAGTGTTGTCAACCGCCATAAACTGAATCTGTGCTATGCTTAACCTATATAGGTAATCGTCTAATCGGTATTGGGTGAAAGCTCGGAGGAAGTCGCTTGCGTCTGCAATGACAGTGCTTCCATAAACTGTGATGCTGTCTCCTCCGATTTCTTCTTCCGCATCAGCAGTGAATCCGTAAGCGTACTCACCGACTTTTTGAGTAAAAAAAAACCACTCAAATCAATCGACTTTATCGCGCCAAGAACAATAGCCGCCCACTGGTTTGTGTCAAACGTACTATTCATAACCTTGGCTTTCATCATGGCAACCATCTTGTCATTGCGCGACATCACATCATCTACATCCTCGTAGGAATGTATGTCGTCTGGCGTAAACCTGTGATTGCACAATACTATTGCCATTATCTCACACATTGCATCCAAATCGGTACACAAGGCCGTTATAATCTTTTGGTCGGTATCCAACGTTTCGTCTGCCTTACGCATATCCATAACAAGCCTACAAATGCGATACAAGGAATAATAACGCATATTCTTTACTACATATTCCTTTTCGCCCAACAAAACCAACGACGGACTATCGTTGATTATGTCTACAATGTCGCGCTTTATTTCTATGGAAAAGTCAGGCATTCCGTTTTCAACCTTTACCTCTTCTTCTTTCTTTTTTCTTGCCATATTCGTGAACGTTTTTGTTTTTGTCATCGTGAAACTAAAAAGGGAAGCGTCACAGGGGACACCCCTATAAACGCTCCCCAACGTTCACGAAAACAAAAGAATTTGTTTTTTAGGCTGTCTTGTCGCCGATAATCTTGTACATGTGGTCTACGTTAGGAGTAACCGTAGTGTCAGTGTACACAAGTGCGGTGATGGTTACGCTGTAATTCAAAGCACCGTCTGCATCCTTCTTCAAAGTGCCAACGGTAAGACCTTTGTAGATGTACAGCTTGCCGAAGCCACGACCGAAAGAAAGCTCCCAAGAATGCTCAGATGTGTAAGCACTCGGCGCACCTTCGTAAACCTCTTCTTCCGTAGAAGTTCCAGCTGAATGAGAACCGCCAAACAAAGGCTCAAGTTCGTCAAGGCCGTAGTTAGCAAGCTCAAACGTCATCGTAACAGGATTGCCCTGATAGAAGATGTCGAACGGAGCGTCGTAGAACTCGGCCTCAATCTCGGTAGACTCTGGCTCGTCCTGTGCGATTGTAAGACCACGAAGAACACCCATAAGCTGAGTGGTTGCCTCGCCACCAACATTGCCGTATTTCAGACCAATAGGCTTCAAAGTTGTTTTCTTTGCCATAATTTTTACCCTTTCTTAAATTAATTATTTTGTTTATTATTCAATCTGTTTGTCAATAATGATAATAAAAGACTTTTGATATATATGATATTGATTGCCTTTTTGTGACGTTTCAACATCATCAATGGAGAGTTCCGAACCACTAAGCACATAATAGTCACCATCACTTGACTCCGAAGCAAGTCTTACAACGGTGTTGATGCCATCTTCAAACTCCTTGTATTTCGCATCATCAAGCCTACCTCTTGATTTTTGGGGGACATAGGCGGTAACAAAACACCTCACCCAACCATAAGCATCACCATCAAATTCACTGTCATCACTTATAGCACCTACCTCTAATGTGATAAAACCGTCCGTGGTGTCGCTTTCGGTATTCTCCGTCGGCTCACCCATCTTATAGACGTTTCTTGTCACGGTGTCAAAAAACATTTGGTATAGGAAATTGTAGATGTCTATCCTTGACTCGTTGAACATAATGCTAATACTTTAATAAACCTTTTTGATAACGCTTGTAACGCTTCTTTACCGAACGCTTGGTGTACTTTGTGGCATTTGTAACAGAAAGGTGCGGTTGTACCTTTAATTCCCTTTTTACTTCGTCATAGACATGTGTCATAACGGCAAACTTTTCAAATTTATCCGTCATAACATTTTTATGTCCAGATTCCCAGTAACCCCAATAAGGAGCAAGAATAGCAAAGAATACACGCCAACCTTTTGTCGATGGCTGCGAACGTTGCAAAAACGCCTCCGCCATTGCCCTACCATCTACGGGATAAGCATATCTATAGTCACGCCAAAGTTCGTGCATGAAGGATTCACCATTATGGTCAATACCCATTTCGTCATTGATTGTTTCTTCACGATAAAAACCGCTATCCAACAAATCGCCATTGTAAGAAACTCCCCAACAAAGACTATTAAGCAAGTTGCCAGTCCTGTCCATGTGGTTTCTACTATGGTAAGATTGAATGGCTTTCCCGATTTGCACTATTTTGTTTTTGGCATATTCAACAAGGAAAGCGTCAATAGAAGGTTTCACAGATTCGTAAATCTGCTTTTCAATAGCCTTTGCATCAAACCCTTTCAATGTAGAATAACTTGCCATACACTACCAAACCTTTCTTGTGGAATATATGCTTACACCCATTAGTTGCGAAGGCTCGGAATTGTCAACAACAAACTGAATTGTTTCACCATAACGTTCAAGAGTAATCTTGTCACCTTTCTTGGGAACAATATAGTTGTCGTTTTCATCCTTTGTCAAAGGAATTGAAATGATGTAAGACGATGTCTTGAGTACACGCCCCTCGTTGTCCGTCACCATGTGTTCATCCATTACACCCTCATACAAAGTTACCTCTGTATCTTCCTCGTCACCTTGACCCTCAATCAAGCGGGTTATTGTGCCTTGGTACGGGTATTCAAGAATCTCATCCCTTGTCATAGCCTGTCAACATCTTCAATCGGTATGAACTTTATCTTCTTCTGTATGCCCTCTAATATCTCAGCCTTATCGTCATCATAGAGTCTATACATACGTATCGCATACTTGATTTTTTCATCTTGGTAGAAGTCTTGCTCAGAGCCAATGGTTTTTTGATAGCCATTGTGCGACTGTTGCAATGACGAGGTATTAGACGGGCTAAGAAGCACGGCAGCAAATATAATGTCAGCCGTCATCAGTTCCCTGTCACGCTTGGTTACATTCTCGCCGTAAGCATCTTCCTCTGGGTCAATACCCCTTTCCAATGCTATCTTGACAAAGTTCTGCTCGTCAAAACGAGTGTATGTCGTAGATGCTTTAAGCCATTCTAATACCGTCATTGCTACACAATCTAATTACTTAAAACTAAAACCAATGAAAAAACATGTATTCTTTTATGTAGTACGTGTAATGTCAACAATTACGTGATACTGAGACTCGTCAAGCACAGTAGCGTAACGTCCGATAACGTCCGTGTGGTAAGCCTTGAGCATACCATTGGGAACGGTCTTGTTGATGACGTTCAGGAAGCCCTGTACCTTTGCCAGAGAGAACTCGATGTTCTTGTTCACCTCGCCACTACGCATCAGCTCAACGTCGGCAACCTGTGCATGCACAAGTACACCAGCATAGCCAAGAGGACGCAGAACAACGACGTTAGGATTCCAACCCTTCACGGTGTGATAGGTGGTAATGCCTTGAACGGTCTGTTGCTCACGAACAATGCGGATAGGCGAAATCTTTGAGATAGCCGAACGGCTATAAGCAACCAACTGCTCGTAGGTGATTGTGTCTACGGTTGTGGTAGAAGAACCACTGTTGACGATAATCACCTTGTCGGGAGCGTAGAGTGCGATGTAGCGGTTCACCTCCTTGATAAAGGCAGCATTCTTCAACAGAATGTTTACGACAGTATCCCAAGGAATATCCCACTCAAACGGTGTGCTTTCGGGGATGTTGTTGGCCTCCTTGAAGTCAAACTCAATCTTGCGCATCTGTTCGGGGATGTCTGCGCTTGCAGAACTCCAAACATCGTTGATGGCATGCTTGTAGTTTGATGCGGGGATATAAGGCGACTGATACACCTGAACGCCGCTAAAGCCTTGTGTAGTGCCAGTGCCACCACCAACCTTTGGCAGGGCAATCATGTTGCCATACTCACCACCACGGGAAAGTGTCATAGCTGCCATGTTGGAAACACGCAGGTTGTGCGTCTTAACCAAGTCGGCCACGCCACGGACATAGCCCTCAACCAAAGTTTGGTCTGAGCCAAGCTCACGAAGACGTGCCTGCAACTCCAACTTTGACATTGAAGTCTCAAACAGTCCCTTGCCATACTGGTAGATAGAACCCGTCTTCTCGGTGAATCCTTCTGCGTCGAGCTGCATGGTCTCAGACAGAGGAGCCATTGCGTCGGCCATAGGAACGGTGCGGTTGACCTTTTGACGTACAGTCCAAGCGGGGTTCTTCTTCAAGTCGGCGATGTCGATTTGATACTCGTTACCCTCTACACGGAAATGCTCTTGCCAGAAGAAAGCATTCTCGTCAATCTCAATAGTGTTGTCGATAAGCGTCTGCAAGAAACCCTTGTTAGTTCCATCAAGCAGTCCGTGCTTATACAGTTTCTCGATAGCCTCATCGGGAGACCATTGCCATTTTAAAGCGTTTGCCATAATTCAATTCCTCCTTCCTTTAAATCCAGAAAATACCATCAATCAGCGAACGGTTGTTAGCAAGCACATAAGCGGGCAGTGGCTGCATGCGGGCAATCCAAGCCTGCTTGTTGTAGACAGTGCTGATAGAATAGTTTGCCTGACCAGTGATACCAAAACCATCGGTAGGCATCAAATCGCGGTCAGCCTCAATGAACGTGTTGGGCTTCGGAACGAGAACGGTAGCACTTGCGCTTGCCTCGTCACCAGCAGCCTCAACAAGGATGTCGCCAGCCGAAAGCGAACCGAGTGCAACACTCAGCGTAACGGCGAACTGCTCATTAGCCTCATCATAAACCACATTGGTCACAGCTGCTGACTGTCCTGTGCCAGTAGCGGCAGAAGGAGCCTTCATAATCAGCATACCAACTTCGGGTGCATCACCATAACCATCACCATTGATGTAAATGGTGGTGTCGGTAGCAGCGGATGTAGCCGTCTTAACACCGAATGAACGGAAGATAAGGCAACCCTGCGCTGGAGTGTACTGCACCAGCTGTGCTGCATACAGATGGTCGAAGCCCTTCTTTGGGTTCAGGATAGTACCACCAAGCAGTACGTTGCCGCGTTGCTCGCCGTTGGAATCCTTAACCCACACCCACTTTCCACCGCGAGTCTTTTGCGATGTTTCGTAGAAATAAGCTAAATTCGTTACCATAATTTTTTAAATTCTTTAGTTATTAAAAGTTCAACATACTTTTACTTTTTTAAGGGACTCTATGAACTCCTGCTCCTGCTTTTGCGTCTGTTTCGGTGCGAGTGGCTTGATGTCGCCAATCGAATCCCTAAAGATGTCTTGGAAGCGGGTGGTCAATCTCTTTGCCTGTTCCTCGTCCGTCTCATCCAAGTTGACCGCAAAATCAGTTGCGTAGTTCTCAAAAGACTTGTGCAGGTCTTCCCGAATGCCCTTTTTTGCCAGAGCCAAAACCGACTTGTACTTTTCTTGTCTGCGTTGTGCGTCCTTGAACTTTTCCAATTCGTCAAGCTTGTCTTGTAATTCTTTCGGAATCTCAAGCGGCTTTTCCCTTGGTTTCTTTTCCAGCCTTTTGCTCAACTCTTCAATCTGACGCTTGAACTCGTTTTCTTTCTCCTCAAATGCTTTCTGCTTTGCGGTTACGCCTTTTGATGTTGCGCTGAATGCCGTGTCAAGGTTGAACTTTAAATCGGCAAGCGTTGCTTCGTCATCGAAATTTGCGTCTGGATATTTCTTAGAAAAGAAATCCGAAAACTTGTCCTTAAATTCATCAGTTAGTGTTTCGCTTGTGTACGCTTTCTCCGTACAATACTCGTTTGCTTTCTGCAAAACTTCTTCTTTTGTCATGATAGTTTTCTCCTATTTTAACGTTATTAAAACAAAATGTTTGTGCAAAAATAAGAATAAGGTATCAATTAAAAAAAATAAAACAACAAACAAATAACAAACAAGATGCAAAAGTAAGCGAACTTTTTGTTATTCTTTTTGAAAACACATTGAAACGATGCGTATCTTTGCAACAAGAAATTTCTACAATATGGCGAGAAGACGCAATGATATAGTATTGTCCCCATTGGAAGATGGCAATCAGAAATATGCCATACGTTCCAATGCTGATTTTGTTGTCCTTGCTGGGCCGACTGGTTCTGGAAAGACATACGCACTATATTATGCACCTATCGAATATCTTGCCATGAACGACAATGCAAAGATTGTATGCTTTATGCGCAACGTGTCAGACTTCTGGGGTGCTGGAAAGGTTAGTGACACCGTAAAATCAATGTATCCACTTGTAGACCGTTCGGTGAAACGCCAGCCGCACGACCCGATAGGCGAGATTATACGTAAGCAAGAGGATATGGGTATGAAGCTATACAACGGCAGCGAGCTTAAATTCCAACAGCTTGACAACGAAAGCCCGATAGTTCTTGATAAGATTGCAAAAGGCTTACAGGCAAAGAAGCTTATCTTTGACGAGGCTAACAAGTTCGCTTGGAGAACAATCACAACGTTCATGCCACGTCTACGTTCCGACTCAGCTGGTAAGGCGCAGATATTCCTTGCACAGAACCCAGAACGAGAATGTCCTTTGCGAAAGATTTGTGGAAAGGGCGAACATGGTGGTGGTTGGATAAACGACGATGGAACTGTCGATGCTTCAATGGATGGGGTCGTGATGTTCTTCTATATGCACGAAGGTGACATGGATAAGATGTATTGGGGTCGCACAAAGCGCGAGGTTTACGAGAAATGCAAAGACCTTATTGATATGCGCATGGAACAAGACCCAGACATGACATACGAGGATTTTATTCTTTCGATGGTATTCTTCACATTTGACATTCGTGACAACAAGAAGATGCTGGCAAAGAACAAGTCGTATCGTGGTATGACAGCCAATTCTGCAACGGCAGCATCATCATACGCAAACAATTGGAACTATTCGATTACGGACGAACAGAACAACGATGACGATTTGTTGAACGTGGAACTTTCCACTACAGATGTAGAACGAATGTTTCGCCAGTTGCAAGTTCCGACGGGAAGCGAACTATTGAAACGTCGTATGACAATGGATATGGCTACGACGGGATTTGACAACCTCGTTTTCAAATATTGGGAATTGTGGTCGCACTACGGATGGATTTGCCGTGATTTCAAATATTGCACGAACAACAACAATCGTGAAGCTGTCATTATGGCCATAGACTTTAGGGATAAGCACAATCTCCAAGAAAAGGAAATGATTATAGATGTGCAAGGATTTGGTTTTCTCAAAGACTGTTTTCCTCGTGCAACGATGTTTAGCGGCGCAACAGCACCATCACAACGCAGTAAGGCTCAGTTCAGGGCATCCAAGGATGAGGCTGCGCATATTACGATGGAAATGATACAAAGTGGTCTTGTGCATTATGAGCCGTCATTGGCAAATGCAAGGTATAACCACAAGAATATGAAGAGGGAAGGGGGAACTACACTACTAAAGCACATGGTCTTTGAAAGCCGTATATTCCAATTCTGCAAGACACCAAACGGAAGAATCGAGATGATGCCAAAGGAAAAGATGAAGACTTTCCTTAAAGGAATGTCCCCAGACCTTTTCGATAACGTCATACTGCTTTGTGGCGGCACAATCTATGATTGCTATCGTATGCTGCGTGAGGATGCTGGTGTGATGAAAAAGAAAATGCAATCAGAGGACATGCTTACACTCTTGAATGTGAATGGCGAGGAGTTTGTTGACACAAGGATACAAAGGCCACGAAAGATAAGAAATGCAAGTGAAATTTTAAATGTTTTATCAACGATATGATTAGAGAGCATAACATCAAATGGTTTATGGAAGACCCCACAAGGCTGACACTTATGAAGCCGTTTACAAGGGGTGGCGGTATGAACTTGCATGGGTATGAAGGCAATAAGGTGCTTAACAACACTATTCTTAACACGGGTTTCGCAAATCTTGATTTATACCCTATTTCGCAAGACACGTATATTACGGAATACCGTCCCGACCTGCACCACATCATACTAAACGAAACAATACCGCACATATCGGTAAGAATCAATGGTACAGAGCTTCCGTCAAACCTTATTAATATCACGCAGACGTGTTCATTCCAAAAGCTGATACACTCTGCGCATGTCCGTAACCTTACGGCAAACCCGCTTGAGTTTAACCTATGCAACCAAGAGCCAGACGATACCGAGTCAAAGGCTTTCAGCGAGGTTAAACAGGAATGGCTTTGGCGTGACTGTGAATGGAACAAGTACATGTCCATCAACATCTGCAAGCAGCTTGGCAATTGCGGAACGCTGTTTTGGTATGACAAGTCAACAAACAAATACGGCATAACAAACTATTCTTATGAGGATGGCTACCAAATTGTTCCCAATTACGACGAGTACGGAATAGAAATAGCACGTTCGTTGGTTTACGAGGTTGACGGAAACGTTGTTATAGACACTTACGACGCAAAGAATCACTATCACGTCACAAAAGGCACTAATAGCAATTGGGAAATTGAAGTTGAACGTCACGGATTCTCACGCTGCCCATTGTTGCATAAGCGTGGTAAGGTGGCTTGGGAGTATGCCGAATCGTCGTGCGAAATGTGGGAACTGATGGCAAACATACAAGCCATAGCACTAAAGCGTTTCGGAACGTTTGCTCTTGTGTTTACTGGCGATATGGACACGGATTCGTTCAAGCGTGATTCATCCACGCTTATCATCAACCTATCAAGCGACATATCAAACGGAAAACAAGACGCAAAGGTGCTTGAGTTCCCAGAGCCACAAACGATGGATGGCTACCTGAAAACGCTTGAAGAAAAGATTTCGCTTTTCAGTTCCACGTCGTTCATCACGCCAAAAGACATAACAACGTCTAATAGCGGTGGTAATGGTATTGCACTTGCAATGTCAAACGACTATGCACTTGCCACACAATCCGCAATCGACTGGCAACGATTCATGAACGATATGGTGTATCTACACCAAGAGGGTCTTGACCTTGAACTCAACAATGGTACTGCAAAATACGCAAAGTTGAAGATTGGTGCAAAGATTATTCCTTGGTCGCTTGAAACCAACAACACGAAGATTCTTAATCTACAGATGGAATCGCAGTGGTTGTCTACACGTACAATCATTGAACGTTCACCAGACCGTGCGCCAGACGAGGAACAGCGCATCATTGCAGAACGCGGTTCGCTTATTCCAGCAAGCCAAAGCGCAAGCGTAAGTCAGGAAAAAGCTGCAAACATTGTTCGCAACAACAGTAACGAGATAATAGACAATCGAGCCAAGACGGGCTTGGAGGCATAGGAGGTGATATGATAGAAGGTGTTGACATTTACACATTGATAAGCACTATGCTGACGATTGTGTGCGGCGGTGGGTGGTTTGTTAATTGGCGAGCCAAGAAACGTAAGGAAAGTGCGGAAGCCCGTCAGTCCGAGCTTAATGCCACCATCACCGAGCAAGACATGTATCAGGAAATGCTAAAGGACGTTGAAGACCACAACGAACGTCTACGTCGTTTCAATACAGAGATAAGCGTAGAATGCGAACAGCTACGAAAGCGCGTATCTGAAAACGAAAACAAGTTACGCGAACAAGACGATAAAATACGTGAGCAAGAAAAGAAACTCCGCACACAGGAAAGCAAGATAGAGTCGCTTGAGCATAGGCTTGAACTTGTTACGGAAATGATGTGTGGAAAATCAAACTGCATGCAAAGGACAAAGGTTTTCCTTAGTCCAATTGATGACGATAGCTTTACGACAAGAAAAGACAAGTAAATATGGAATTAATGCTTAAAAGAATTGCACGGAAACCAACATACACAATAGGCAAGATGTATATCAACAATTTATACGTGTGTGACGTTCTGGAAGATTATGACCGTATCTATTTTGGAGGTTCAAAGGTTGCAGGAAAAACCGCCATACCATGTGGTCGATACGAAGTTGTTTTAAATAACTATTCTCCTAAGTTTGGCAACAAAGAACCTTATAAGTCGCTTTGTGGTGGTTGTGTGCCATTGATAGCAAACGTTCCTAATTTCAGTGGTGTAAGGATTCATATTGGAAACTCTGAGCGTGACACCGACGGCTGTCCCTTGGTTGGCAAAAACACCGTAGTAGGTCGTTTAACTGATTCAAAAGCAACATTTACAATGCTTATGAATAAGTATCTTTCACCAGCAAGAAAAAGAAACGAAAAAGTTTACATAACAATAAAATAACAGCGTATGACTGACATGGAAAAAGACAAGATTATCAAGGATTGCATGGAAAAGGCAATGTACAACGGTTGTGGCGTTCCGACATGTCTTTCAGTCGTTCTGTTTATTGTTGTCGTGTTCTTTTCCTCATGCGCCACACGTACCAAAATAGAGTATAAAGACCGTGATGTAAACCACTACATAACGAATACCGTGCATGATACCGTAAGGATACACGACAAGGATAGTGTCGCACACACAATAAGGATTGTTGGCGATACTGTCTACGATACAAAGTATGTTGAAAAGACTCGCTGGCGTGACAGAATTGTAGAGAAACATGACACATGCTGGCGTGATAGCGTTGTCACAGAATACCAAGAGAAAGAAAAAGAAATTATTAAAATTCCTAAAATCTTTTGGGGTTCTTTTGTGTTTTCGATTATAATAATTATCTTTGCATTCATAAAGTTGACAAGATGGCTTCGGTTGATTTAGAATATAATCAGGGTTTTAAGATATACAATGCTAATGGCACTCGATTTAACAATCTTGTGTTGCATAAAGCTACGTATGAAACCGTAGTGATGTCATTGGGCGACAAGATAAGTGGTATTGTTTATTACAAGAACAATAAGCTTGTTGTTAATATGACTGAGTACATAATGTACAAGAATGTTAAGTATGTGCTTGTCAACCCGCCTACCGTCATTAAAGAAGGTCTTGTTTCAGACAATGGAGAGTTGAAAGGAATGACGAAGTATTCGTTCACTTTCTATCATCCTATGTACATGCTTTCCAATTTCCCGTTTAGCGATGTGGCGGTAAACGATAGTCAGAAACAATACCTTTCACAGAACAAGACTTTCAGTTGGATTGGAAACCTTGTTGATTACAAAGATAAGCTCAACAAGAACCTTGAAGGAACACAATGGAAGGTTTCAATAGGAACGAATGTCACCGACACAGAGAAAAACAAGCTAAGTGAGGTTCTTTCGTTTGATAATAACACAATCGCTGATGCCTTAAAGACTGCGTATGAAACGTGGGAGATACCTTACATTGTAGACAAGGTAGAAGCGGGAACGCAAGATTATTTAAACGGAAAACTATTTGTTGTACAATTTGGACTTCCGTCAAACGAGATATACAAAAAAGACAAAAACGGAAACTTTATACTTGATGACAATAATCAAAAGATACCGTTTGTATTCAAGTATGGTCAGGGTGTTGGATTGAAGAATAATTCACGCACACCAAAGAACAATAAGATTGTTACACGTATTGCTGGATATGGTAGCGAGGATAACATTCCTTACGGCTATCCGCAGATTGTGTGGACAGGTGAGTCATCTTGGAACTATACCATAAACAATGCAAGCGGAATGCAAACTATTACCGTTGGCGGTAGGACAATACAAGCAATGTCTTATCCAATCTACGACGGTATTGTTGGTGGTCAAAAGGTACGGCTCATTAAGCACCCGTTTACGCGCACACACCTGATGCCGCCTATATACAGCGAAACGGTCAACAATAAAGTTAATCCTAATGCGACTGGCTACAACCCAAACATTGAGCTTGTTGATTATTACGATGCCAACGACAACACATATCCAAATCAGATAAAAGCTGGAGAGCAATCCTACGAGATTCATGAGTTTGAGGACATTAAGCCTGAATTTGACTCTTCAGACATTCATTCTGGCATTTATAGTGCAACACCTTATGATGGCCATTCGGATGAGTCAATATCACAAGATAAGTTCCTTTCTATTATTGATGCTATATACACAGAAACTGATATAAACGCTGAAAAGGCGCAGTTGAATGCGCTAAGAACAGGGTTTGTAAGGAATACAACAAAAAGCGGTAAAGGCACAAGTGGTAACTACGAATACGATTGGTGGTGGAAAGAAGATGTCTTATCTTACAAGAAAGTGAAATATGCGTCAAGTGGTGCAAACTTTGAATATGTTGTAAATGTTGGTCTGACACCCGCAACGATTGATTGGGATGACACAATGGACGAACAAGGCAACTATGTTCAGAGTTATTTCAAAGTAACCATCCCTTCATTAGGATTTGACTTATACGCAAGTGCAGCCATTACACAAGAGATGACTATCAATATGCGTAGTGGTGCTTGTATTGGTTGTTCATTCCCCGTAATGGTTGATTGGGATGACTACAAGCGTAATTTCTACGACAAGGACGGTAACTTTGCGCCAACTGGAACGCAACGTAACTTAACAAAATATCCTAATAGTACCAATGCCTCTATAACTCTAATTCTTCAAAAGGAAACAAATACGTTTGGCACTTTGATGCCTAACATATACCAAAAGCCTGCAAGCGGTGATAAGTTCGTTATTCTTGGAATTTCATTACCAACATCATACATTACAACAGCAGAGGGGAAACTTGAAACGGAAATGAAAAAGTACATGCGTGATAATAACGTGTACTACTATGAATATCCGTTGAAATTTGACGAACACTTCCTTATCAGCAATGAGCATATTCTGTCACAAATGAAGCCAAACGTAATTGTGAACTTTGAATATGCCGACGTAGAGCAGTCGTTGTATATAAAGCAAATGTCCATAAAGTACAACGAAAGCCCATTGCCAAAATACGACATAACGCTTACGGATGATGTTGACGTTGTACTTAACAAGATTGGAGAGGCGATTGCCGAATATAGAGGTCAACGTCAATACGAAAATGGTGGTGGTAGTTCCGAAACATTAGATGGCAACAAGTTCCTTAGAAAGGACATTAACGATACTGCAAGCGGCACAATAAGGATGCTGAAAGGCTTGCAAGTTGGTGAACGCTTTGTTACTGGTCTACTTGGAGAAGGTGGCATATTCCGTAAGGATGACGATGGTACTACATACCTTGAATGTGATAGGATGTATGTACGCATGAAAGCCTACTTTGACACTGTTGAGGTGCGTCGGTTCTTGCATAGTGGAGGTAACAGGATTGCATCTGCGGCTGGCATAAAATGTTCCCGCGTGGAATATATAGCATCTAATGGTTTAGCAACACAAAACGTTAGCAAAGCTGTTAAGTTCCGTTGCTATTTCCGTGCGCAAGATAATGGTGTAAGCATAACCAACGACTTTGTTGCAGGCGACCAAGCTTATTGCAAGGAAACCAATGCAAATCTTGGTCAGCATGGCTATTGGAGATTGGTTATTGCAAAATCATCCAATCCAATAAACGGTGAGCATTGGATTGACTTGTCGGCTTCAGATTGTTTAAGTGGTTCTGACATACCTATTGCGCAAGATGACATCATACAACTTGGTAATAGGACAGACAAGACACGTCAGGGTGCTATTGTAGAATATGTTAGTGGCGAAGATGCGCCGTCTTACCAGATATACCAAGGTATTAACACATATTCTCTCGACAACAAGAATTACATTGGTCTTGGATATTCTTCTGAAACAAACAGGGCGTACATGAACGTCTATGGTGATATGTTCGTTGGTGCAAAACCAGATGCTATTACTGGCAAATCACCAACTTACATCAAGTACGTTCAAGATGACGGAACGGAACAACACAATCCAAAGCTAACAATTAAGGGTATTGTTGAAATGCTTTCTCCTGACGACCCAGAAGAAACAACAACACTTGATGATTTTGCAAAAGCTATTACAGGCGACATAGAGTACCTGCAACAGCAAATAGATGGCGAGATTGACACATGGTTCTATGATGGTGTACCAACACTTAACAATTATCCAGCAATCGACTGGACTACGGATAACTTAAAGAAAGAGCATCTTGGCGATTTGTATTACGACAAGTTAAATGGTAATGCCTATCGCTTTATATACGATAAAGACAGCGAAACATATTCTTGGTTACTATTGAGCGATAGTGCTATCTTGGAGGCACTTAGAATCGCAAATGAAGCAAAAGACACAGCTGACAACAAGCGTAGGGTGTTTCTTACTGATGCACAGCACCCGCATCCAACACCGCCTTATGATGAAGGAGACCTTTGGGTAAATGCTGTATGGCCGTCAAGCGGCGAGCATCAAGGAGAAACGTACAACGACGAAATACTTAAATGTATAAAGCCTGTACCAAGAGAAGAAGGTGGAAGTGATGTAACCGAATTCAGTATTGGTGACTGGTCTGCTGCCAATGGGTACAAAACGGCATTATCTGACTTTATCAATAACACATACACATCTTTTGTTACAAACATTCAAACACAAGTAGACCGAAAGGCTCAGACGTGGTATCTTAGTTTTGACCCATCATATTCTTGGGCTGGCAATGAAAAACAACATGTAGGAGACCTTTGGTACTGTACCGACGATATAGAAAATACTGATTATAAAAAGAACACCACATGGATATATCAAGAAACAATTAACCCCGAAACTGGAATAACAACTTATTATTGGGCAAAAGCATCAGTCCCTGATGAGGTGTTCGACAAGATTGACCGCAAGGCTGCAATATACGTAGAATGGAATGCATGGCTTGATTATGACGAAGAAACAGAAAGGGTTATTGCAAACAACCTACAAGTTCGAGACTTACTTATACCAGCACAAGATATTCAAGTAAACGGTGTAGTTTACAAGCAAAACAAAGTATATAGGTGTACTAATAGGAACACGCAGAATCCTGTCTTTGAAGAAATATCTTACACCGACAATTCTGCTTTCAATGGATATATCAACGCCATCCTTAACGGCACGGGTTCAAGCGGTGATGCAGCAACGGTAGCAGCAGCACAAAAAGCCATTAAGGATGCTCTTGGTGGCGGTACTACTGTTGATGGAGGACTGTTACTTACATCTTTGATTGCCATGCGTAAGTACAAGGGTAGTGGCAGCACGACGGACATTGCGAACTACACCACATGGGCTGGTATTAGCGGCTTGCGCAAAGACACCGAAACAGGCTCTGGATGGAAAGGATACGGCATAGCCGCTTGGTACGGTGGTGCAATGGTAGACCATGAGGTATCAACAACCGCCACCGACTATGCTAAATCTTTGTTCCGTTTCGACGGCTCTGGCTACCTTGCAGGCGGCAACATACGGTGGACATCGGACGGAAAGGTCTATCTGTCGAATCTGTACACGGGAAACAACAACCCGATAAGCAACCTCTTCTTCGATGCCTTTGCCATCGGTCTTGACGGAACGGTATCATATATCAACCCGCAGTTCACGTTCAATCGCATGGAGATTGTGCGCAGGACTGGCGTTGGCGACACGATTACCAATTCTTCCGTACTGAACTACGGTGAGATGAAGGCAAGGTTCGTGCCTTTGGATTTCTTCAATGCCCTGTTCTCGGCTTTCTCCGTAGCAAACCCGACAAGTTCTTCTACTCCTATAGACCCGTCTACGTGGACGGCATCTACGGTTATCAACAATCTAAAGATAAAGGTTGGTACTTGGACTGAACAATACCTTTCTGCATTGGGGAACAATCCAAATGCATCTGGTGGCGGTGGTATATCTGACCTTAGTGCCGTTCTGAACGAATTGAACTCAAAGGATGATTTGAGTACTGGTGTTCTCGTTCGAAATGGCCTTAACAATTGGAGTTGGATGCCGTACAACACAGGTACAAGCGGCATTGACGTGAATGCCATGTGGGTTGCTCTTGGAGGAACAAGCAGCAATCAAAAGATAGACAACTCGCACTTGTCACTCAAGAGCCTTACCTTCAAGGCTGGGGCATCTGACACAAGCGGAGTTGCGTACTCTCCTACTGACGATGCGGATAAGACAATTACGTTCGATGCGGCAGCTAATAGCGGAATAAGCGTCACAAAAGATAACAACGGCACATTTACCATCGGGTACACGATGCCAGACGTGACTCTTGGCCAAATAACCGACACAGACACAACATACACACGGTTTGTCGTAGATGCAAAAGGAAGGATTGTAAAAGCTGACAAGCCAACAACGCTTGCAAAGTACGGTATCACCGATGCTGTTGGAAGCGCGACAAAATGGTGGGGACAGTCCATTCAGACAGTAAACAACGAGAAAGTTGTCAAAGGCAATATGACTGATGTTGGGACTATTTCTGCAAGTGATGACATCACTATAACAAAAACTGGGAACAATATAGCCGTAAAGCTCATTGGAGACTCTTATGGTTTTGGTCTGCATCTTGGTAGTGGGGGTACAAACAGAGGTATATACGACTTTACTTCTGGTATCAACAAGTGGCTTTTGTACTTTAACGCAAGCAACACCATATTAAATTATGGGAACGTAGGAATAGGAACAAGCGAACCTGCCTGCAAGCTACACGTATCTGGCACGGGTTGTGTTACAGGTGGTCTTATTGTCGGTGCATATACACAACAGAACCACATGTTATATGTAGCAGGGTCTGGTCTTATAAAGAACAACTTAACAATAAGTAATCCAGACAACACTACGACTGGTGCATTCATTAAGATTGGTGGCTTGTTTCTTGTGTATGACCAAGCCAACAATGCAATCAAAGTTTCTGGAAGCTCCAATCTTAGCGAAAACACCACAGCCAACCTCTATGCTACAGGAGCCGTAAGCGCTTTAGGTTCTCAAAGTAGTGGTGGGCAAGACACTTTTAATGCCGACTTGATGTGGCAAGAGCTTAGTGGTAGTCCGTCAAACAAAGTAATAAGCAACACACATCTTAGCCTTGGTTCTCTGACCATCCAAAGTGGAAACAATTCGCAAACGTGGACTCCCACATCTGGTAGTGCGACAATCACCGTAAACTCTGGCCTTGATACTACTGCTGGCGATGCAAGATACCTCAAGCTTGACGGTTCGAACACCATGACTGGCGTGCTGAACGTGAAGGCAGGTCAGTACAATGACGGCTATAGCGGTGGCGCGCTCAACATGAACAACTCGAACATATTCAATGTCAACGGAATCTTCACGTCGGATGCGGCAAATAGCCCGTCGGAAGGGTACAATTTCTACCGAGACGCATCGCACGTCGATTCGTTCTGGATATACAATGGGGAAATTCATTTCACGCCAAACAGGGAACTCGGAACCGACGGGACGAGCTACACCGTCTTACACACCAACAACGTCCCGAAGTACGCAGCCGGTTTGTCTGTGTACGCTGGTACTGAAATCACAAGCGGAGGGAGCTTCGACAACGTTCTTAATGCTGGAACGTATTACGTCCAAAATGGCACGATCTACGATTCCCTGGGCGGTTCTAAGCCGTCTACCGATGGAAACCAACGCTTGTGGCACATTGTAAACACAGGAACAGATGGCGACCTGACATACCAGTGGTCAACACAAGTACTTCTTTCTCCAAACTCGGCACGATGGTTCACAAGAAGCCATGATCAAAACTCTTTTGGCGCATGGAAAGAGTTTGCGTTTACTGATAGCACTGTCTCGAAAGCCAAGCAACTCGACGATACGGTGACACGCAAGTTCTGGGGTCAGACTTACTGGCAGAACGGGAAACCTGTAAGTTCAGATGTCACTGGAGCACTAAGCGGAAGCGGAGACATCACAATAACAAAGACTGCGAACAACATAGCCGTAAAGCTTGTAGGAGGCTCTTATCAATTTGGGCTGCATCTTGGTGGTGGTGGAACAAACAGAGGGTTGTTCGATTTTACTTCTGGCATCAATAATTGGCTTCTGTACTTCAACGCGAGCAATACCATATTGAATTATGGGAACGTAGGCATAGGGACGGACTCTCCATCCGGCAAGCTGCATGTTCTTGGCAACGCACCAGACGGCAATTCGCCCATTTGCAGAATCGTGGACAACGGCACTTTTAGGGAGGCGAGAATGATATGGGCTCTGAGGCCGAATATGACCGCAGGGCAGTTGGGTGAGATTTCAGTTGGAAAGGCGCAAGGCCGCTATAACCTCGGACAGCTTGCATACAAGCATGTGGCCGACAGCTCCGCAAACAACTTCATATCGCTCGGCATATACGGCATAGGTGCAGGTTTGGCAGTATATGGGAATAGTACAGTATATATTGGCGGGGCACCAGACACAGCTCCGACGCATAGGCTGTATGTCAACGGAAGCACATACACGACGTTGGTTGACTTCGGAAACGGCATAACGCTGCAGAAGGTTACGGAGAACGGTGTGACGAGCCTGAAGTGTACGGGGAACTTCTATGCGACAGGCGCCGTGTCGGCACTCGGGAGCAACACTGGCGGCAGCGGCGGCGGTGTCGTAGACCTTCACAAGCCACTTAGCAGCATATATGAACAAATCCAAGAAGACCCGACAAGCAACAACTCCATCCTTGTCTATAGTGGCGGACGGTGGGGGTATAGCGTTCTGAATTTGTCTTCATACCTTACATCGTCAAGTATAAAGTCGCTTACCATACAAGGGAACGGCACAAGCGCCGTGACGTTCAATCCCGCCGGGGCGACCTCGCCTACGCTGAACATCAAAGGAGGCGACGGAGTGACGGTCACGGCAAGTTCAAACACCATCACGATAAATGGCAGCGGCAACTTCAAAAGCCTCACCTTCAAGGCTGGCAGTAGCGATGTGCTTAGCTACACGCCGTCAGATGCAAAGACGCTGACGTTTGCAAAAGACGGCGACTTGTCTATAAACTCTGCAAACAACACCATCACATATTCCTACACCCTGCCAACGGCGACAAGCTCTGCTAAAGGCGGTGTGAAGATTGGCGGCAACCTTTCCATGAATGGCGAAGTGCTAAGCGTTGGCAGCAATGTAGCGCTCCTTGGTACGGCACAGACTTTCACCGCAAATCACAAATTCAACGACCAGTGTTGGACGCTTCAGGGTGTTGAGACAAACGGCAAAGACATCATACGCAACATACAAAGCAACTTCAACGAAACAAAGTTGTATGAGACAAACGGCTCGACGTTGGCTTATGACACTGCCATAACGAATGCCATAGAGTTCATGTGGTACGACCATTACTGGAGGATAGGAAACGTAAGGAAAGACACGGATACGTATGGTTTCTCCATTGCGCACAAGGAGGGCAACGGGAATCTCTACGATGTGTTCCGCATAACAAAAGATGGCGGATTCCAGTCGATGGGCAGCTCCTATAATGCGGGTTCGCTGAAGGTGTCTGGCCATGTCGCAATCAACAACCCTATAGAAGATGATTACAATCTATATGTAGACGGCAATGTCCGTGCGACGCAAGTCTCATGGTTCCCATCATTGGAGCTTTCAGACACAACACCATATATTGATTTCCATGTAGGGAAATCTACCGCCGACTACACACCACGTATCATCGCAAGGTCAGAAACGGTCAGCGACAATACTGTGTACTACCTCTCATTGGTATCAAAGAACGGTGCCAACACAACAGAACAATGGACAGGTCTTAGAGTTGGTGAAGGTTATGCGAACAGCTATATACAGATTGGCGGTGCGAAGCTCATCTGGGATGGCTCTGCTTTGAAGTGCGACAAGGACTTCTACTCCACTGGTGCTGTAAGTGCCTTGGGGAGCAATACAAGCAGCGGTGGCGGTGGAATATCGGATATTTCGGTTTCCGCAAGTCTTAGTGGAACGCGTTTGACCATTAACGTAAGTGGGCAAACTGGCTCCGTAGACCTTAGTTCTATTAGCGGCACAAGCGGCGACTACATTCCTTTGTCGGGTTCTGATGCGATTACAGGCGACTTGAAACCTGCATCTGGATATGACGAATTAGACCTTGGAAATAGTGCAAACAAATGGCGGCAGATTCATGGCAAAGAGTTTGTAGGAGAAACAGTTTCCCTGCTTGAAAACAAAATTGAATTAAACTTTAGGGCGACACAGCATGACAATTTCGGTTGTAAGGTTGGATATAGGACTTATGGTGACGAAGCACTTGTTTTTGCAAACAAAAATGCGTCAACAAGCTTTATTTTCTATACTGGTAGCGAACTTATAACAGACGAAAACAATACATACAGCGGAGGCAGTTATGGGACACCTGCTTTGCAAATAAAAGAAAACAGCGTCTACATAAATAGACCAATTATAAACGGTGTATCTCCTTCTTATGAACTATACGTTAATGGAAGAAGTTATGCAGATGAAGTTTGGATTGGAAATTATCAGGACAATCGTGATGTATATTTAAAAAGATATAATACACAAGGAGGAGGTATCTTAGACATCATGGCACCTCAAGGCGCAAGGCTTAATGCAACCACAACTGTTACCTCTGATATGAGGTTGAAAAATATCGTTTCGTTTGTCGACAATCTTACTGTTGAAGGTGTTGCCATGGCTCCAATATTTAACTTTAAATGGAAGGATAGGCCAAAAGGATTTACCAGTGTTGGTACATCTGCGCAATATTGGCAAAGCACATTACCAAATGTTGTAATAGATTTGGACAATATACTTTCACTCGACTACGGTGCAACAGCCCTTGCCTCTGCGGTCATCACCGCCCGCAAGGTTGTAAACCACGAACTGCGAATCAAGCAGCTTGAGCAAGAGAACGAAATACTTAGAAAGAAAATAGAAGAACTAAAAGCAGCATAGGATTATGAGTTACGCAAACGGAAGAATTTACGTCGACACGTCGACAGACCCTGATACTGGTGTCAGCATCTACGACGTTCAGCGTGCGCTGTCTACGAGTAGAAAGGACTTGGGCGAGCTGTGTACGCACGACAATATCAATATGTGGGCAAGGTACAAGCCTGAGACACCTGTAACTGGGCTTGTGACGTATGGCGTTCAACCAATTACGCTTCAGCAGCGCACTTTAAACAGTTATAGTATCCAAGCATTACAAAATCAACAATACGGCAATCTATCATCGCTTGTTTCTGATTTGCGTAATGGGAATGCAAGGAATCCATTCACGTATATTAAACCAACAGGAGGGGCAAGTTCTCCTTACAGATTGACGGATTTTGAAAACTATTGGCATGGTGCTCCGTGCCCAATTACTTTTCCGTACAATCCGACAGACAAACTTGCCGTTACAAACACTGGTGCTTTGCAGTTGTATTACTATGTCAGCGAGCAGGGTTCTGCATACGGATTAGGACTGGCTGATTTGAGATTACAAAACGATTCAGAAGACCTGTCAACTAAATACTTTGGCATTCTTATTTATAATGCAAATAATTATTATGCAGGCACGCAAAGCTCCCCAATGGGGCGCGGTAGTGCGGAAGGGCTTGATGTAACGTTGACAGGAGTATCACAAACGCCTGCAAAATACACAATTGTTCCATTCTTTGCTACACGACCAATAGCAAATCAGAGTTCTTCTTTTGTGGGTTCAATATACCCAATGATATTTGCAAAAGGCGAGATACAAACAGCATCTGAGGCTCAGTACATACTTATCTCTACATGGGGATTCGTATGGGATAACGATATGCAAACCATCCATTTCAAATATTCGGTTGTCAACCGCACAAGCGGGGCGTACACCTTCAATACAGAAACGTATGGTGCAAGCACATCGTACATTGAAGTGGGCTATCAAGGTCAGGCATTATATCAGCGTTGGCCAGTTCGGATTAACGTATCAGTCCCAGCAGGTGGAACGGTAGAGAATACGGTTGACATCGCGTCGAATCTGTACGCAGCACAAGCAGATATGATTCGCAATGGTGACTCAAAGGTCTATATCCGTGCGGCTCAGTTTAACGGACAATACACATACAACGATATCATTCAAATATGGGAACCAGAATAACAACTTTTTAAACAAGTGCAATTATGAAAGGTATAATTAGTTTTATCATGCTTTGCTGCTACGCATTGGGTAGCATTGGCGGTTTTGGCTATTCGTTATACAACAAGAACTACGTGATAGCCGCCGCAGTTGCAGTACTTGCCTATATGGCTTGGCCACAGGCAAAGGAATATTACAGAAAAGGTCTTGAACCAAATGAATAGGCAATTCACATAATATTAACAACTTTAATTTTTACAACTATGGGTACATTTACAATTACAAGTTCAATATTGAACAACGGTTACGATTTCAAGAACGAAAGTGTAGTGGTGCAGGGAACTTATTCTAAGGATGCAACAACTGACACATTACAGAATGTTTCTGGACAAGTCCACGAGCTTGCAGTAGGTGGCAGTGGTGCGTACATCGGCAATTTCAGCGGCTATATGCGCGATGGCGAGATGAAATATGCCATATCGGAAATGTCTCGCAAGGATGCAAATAAGGTATGGGATGCTATCGACGAAATCGAGCTGAACATCATTGGTTCTAACAACGGAGAGGAGTAAGCACTATGGAGAAGCAGACCATCAAGACTGAGAAGGTGCTTAATGCATATCGCGTGCTTTCAACTGCAAAGTACTCCAAGATGGCTGACGAGGATAAAATCAAGGTGTGGCGGATAGCTCGCACCTTGAAACCCGTCGCCGACAAGTTTGACGATGATTCAAAGGATGCGGCTGAGAAATTCAAGCCATCCGAGGACTTTGATGAAAAGCTGCAAAAGGCTCAGGAGTACGAGCGCACCATTAGGAACACCGAAAAGGATTCCGAAGAGCGTGCGGTAGAGTACGGAAAGTTCGTGGGCGAGTTCAACGCCTATCAAAAGCTGGTGAACGATGCCGTCAAGGAGTTTGCCAACAAAGAGGTCGAGGTAGAGTTTGAAAAGCTTTCCGAAGACGCTTTTGGCAAGCTGATGGCATCTAATGAGTGGACGATGGAGCAGACGATGGAAATCGGAATGCTCATTGTGTAAAGTAAAGACAACGTAACAATATCATAGGCATGAATGAACAGGTTTCAAAAAGGATATATAAAGGCACAGAACTAAAATTTTTCCTTGATATACAATGTGCTGGGTTTTCTATGGCAGAGGACGATTTTAAAGTCATCGTAAAAGGTAAGGAGCGTGTCGAAATCGAAAAGAAAGACATGGCCTTGACGGGCGAAGGAAAATATCTTTTCACGGTAGACACTGGCATTCTTGGCTCTGGTGAATATTGGCTTACGGTCATTGCATATGTTCCCGACGAGGACTTTGATGACGGAATACGAACAGAAGTTCAAAAGATACAACTATGCAAGGTGACATTATAACACAGGGTGGTTATTGTGGCATAAGTGGTTGCACCACTGTTACCGTTTCCCACGTAGGGGGCGGTAACATGGTTGCATCCGTCGAAAAGATTAGCGACTCTGCGGATGTTACGATAACGCCAAAGGACAATATGGGGCTTGACGTATCGTTTGGTCTTGTCTGTAAGCCAACACAAGGTGCTTGGGAATATCTCTATGTGAACGAAGGTGAGCTATTGCTTATCGACGGTGAACAAGTTATGGTTTTGCGTAAACCGAAAAACATATAAGATTATGGCATATCACTTACCAAAATACGGCGACCAAGTTAAAGATGATTTGGATGCGGTTGAAAACAAAACCATATATCCAGACGCTTCAAAACATGAAAAAGGTCTTATGACGGAGGAGCATGTTCAGAAACTTGATGACTTGCAAAGCGAAGTTGAAGACAACAACGAAACGCTTACCGAATATGAGATTATGATGATTTGCATGTGATTAATCAATTCAATTATTAACAATTAAAATTTCAACTATTATGGCAGTACTAACAGATGACAAGAAGCTTAACGGTAGAGGGTTGAGGGTTTTGTGGAATCTCATCAAAGGCATTATCCCAAGCAATACAAGCGACTTGACAAACGACTCTAATTTTGTAGCGGATGCGTCATACGTACACACCGACAACAACTACACGACGGAGGAAAAGACAAAGCTTGGTGGCATTGGTGCCGGAGCACAAGCGAACGTCATTGAGACTATAAAAGTAAACAATGTCGATGTTACGGTCACAAACAAAAGTGTGAACATTCCTGTTCCAACAGACAACGCTTCTTTGGCTAATGGTGCAGGATACCAAACCGCAACCGACGTGAACAATGCGATTGATTCGAAGATGCAGGCTTACATCAAGCCGAAGGGTTCGCTTTTGTTTGCAAATCTTCCGACTCCGTCATCTTCGAATCTTGGATGGATGTGGAACATGTCGGACGCTTTCACAATCGACAATAGGTTTGTTGAATATGAGTCTGGTGTTACAAATACATATCCAAAAGGAACTAACGTTTATGTTGTAGAGGCAACTCCAGCTGTGGATGAAACGCCTGCAACGTATCTTTTCGATGTCTATTCTGGCCTTATTGACCTTAGTGGCTATGCTACTCAGGAAGATGTCGAAACACTCTCTCAAGCCGAAATTGAGTCTATATGTTCGTAACCGTTTGCGGTTACTGTATATAACAAAAAATATTTTTGATTATGCCAGTACAAACGAACGATAAAAAACTTGACGGAGCAGGTCTTAGCTTGGTGTGGGCGCGAATGAAAGCGTTCGCATCAAGCATCTTTGTGGGATATTTGAATCCGTCTGATGGCAAGTTTTACGAAACAAGAGAGCCGATTATTGTAGAGGAAGAAATAACAGGATATACGTACAGTGGAGAAATAGCTGGCAAGTCAAAAGCCATCTATATTGAGCTTTCTACAGAAAGAGTGTATAGATACATCGACAATAGTTATAGTGAGATTGGTCGGTGGTATGACCTTGCTGCTCCGTCTGTGGAAGGACAGGGTGGAAGCAACGGATTAATGTCTGCTGTTGACAAAGAAAAGTTAAACAACCTGCCTGCATGGTCGCTGGCGGAGAACAAGCCGAGCTACGGATATTCAGAAATAGGATATGATGTCGCTACCGCTGCCGACAACGAGAACACGGCGGGCATCGTCACCATCGACGGCACGAAACCACTGACGGTGCTTACGCTGACTGGCGATGTATCGTCGTTAGACCTCGCATCCGGGAAGACTCCAGAGGCAGGCCATTCGGCGCACGTCATCATGTATTCTGCAAGCGCGTGCAACGTGTCGATAGCGCATGACGCGACGGTGCGTGTATGCCCGAAGGGAAGCGAGGGCATGTCAATCTTCATTGTCGCAGGGGGATATGCCGAGGTGGACTTCCTCAACGCTGGCGGCAAGATTTTCGTAAGGGGTGTGTAACGTTTAAAGAAGGAGAATAGTCATGGAGACATATATCAGGAAGAGCATAGCGGGGTACTTCGCACAGTTCCCCGAAGAGATAGATCCTACCTATTGGCAGGGTTGGATAGGAACGACCTACGAGGACTTTGAGCGCGACATGTGGATTCACTTGTCTGCCGAGCAGGTGGCGTTCTATCATGAACATCCGTATGCAACTATCAAGGAGATAATCGCCATGTCGCTTGAGCCGGAGACGCTTGAAGAGGCGAAGGCGAGGAAGATAGATGAGATAAAGGAATACGACTTGTCCGATGCGGTGGACAGCTTCGACGTGACGGTTGGCGGGATGACCATGTCGCACTGGCTGACACCCGACGAGCGTGCGAACTACAAGAACTCTGTGGACTCTGCAGAGATTGTAGGACGCGAGGAGGTGCATCCGATGTTCAACGGTGTAACGCTGACCATCCCGACAAAGACGGCGAAGCTGTACCTTGCGCAGATCCAGCTCTATGCCGACGGCTGCTGGATGGTGACGGAAGGGCACAAGGCGGCGGTGAATGCGCTTGAGAGCATAGAGGCCGTGGATGCCTACGACTTCCGCACAGGCTATCCCGAAAGGCTCTCGTTCACACTCTAATGAAAGGAGGACGCTATGAACGAGAGAAGAAGGATATTGGATGATGGCAGCGGTGGAAATGTTGTAACTTTGCGTGTGACCACCACCGACGGCTCGACGAACGTCGGCATAGAGATGGTGGTGACAAACGGCAATAGGGTCTATCCCGTTACCACCGACTCGCAAGGAAAAGTGGAGATGACGGGGCTTTCCGGCGGTTGCACCATCGACTGCGAGACGCACGAGATAAGCGTGTACGAGTTCATCGCCACGGGCACGATGACGGTGGACATATCGGCATACGTCAACTCTTTCCCCGTAGGTGAGACAAGGTCGTTCAACTACACTGGTGCTGTGAGTGAGGTGCAGCTGATTCCCGGGTCGTACAAGCTACAGGTATGGGGAGCGCAGGGAGGAGCTTACTCGTCGTACACTGGCGGCAAGGGCGGCTATTCGGAAGGAGTACTCACGCTTTTGCAGGCCTTGAAGGTATATGTCTTCGTTGGCGGTCAGGGCGGTCGCTCCGGCAACGGAGGATGGAACGGTGGCGGCGGCACAAGCGGCAGCGCATCGTATTCAAGCGGAGGCACAAGTGGCAGCTCCTACATGGCTTGCGGCGGCGGAGGTACTGACATAGCACTTGTTACATCAAGCATGGCGTACTCCTCGTACAGGACGAACAGAAGTTCGGAGTCGTTGTTGTCACGAATCATCGTGGCTGGAGGCGGAAGTGGTGGTGCATACACGACAAGGAGCGTAACGACGAGCAGCACTTCTTGGGAAACTCTTGGCACTTATAGCATCATAGGTCATTGGATTAATGCTGCTGGTACACACACATTTGCATCAAATAGTCCCAAGAATTTGTTGGTTGCTGGTAATACGTATCGCATTTCATGGAATATCCCAAGTGTCATTCAAATAACGGTGGCTGGTGTCGGTGATTGGTCGGTAAGTGGAACGTCAAGCACGCATTATTGTTCGACAAGCAGCACCGATACGATTTCAGTACGTTCCACAGACAATACATTGGAGAATGACCCGTCTTATTATTTGAAGGTTGAGAAACAAGTGACAACCTCCTCCACCTCCAATACCTCCGACTACGCCTACGGCTATGTCGGCGGCGGTACGGAAGGAGGATGCTATTCTTCGACTTATGCTGGAAAGCAGAATGCGGCTGGCACAAACGGTGCGTTCGGACTCGGCGCAAACCAGACTACCACCAACTACAGACACTGTGCTGCATGCGGCGGTGGTGGCTGGTACGGCGGTGGCGGTGGTCTATATTCAGACTCGTCCAAGACCTACGTCAAATACTCTGGCGGTGGCTCAGGCTTCGTGAACATCGCAGCGAATGCCTCGTATAGGCCAAGCGGATATACGGGGATAGAACTTGACAGTGGCACGACATACGCAGGCGGCACTTATTTCCCGAACACCACAAACACTGGCACTGAATACGGGCATTCTGGCAACGGCTATGCAAAGATAACAAGACTCGACCCGGCAACGATTGAGCCTCTGACGTTTGACATACTTGAAGACGGAACGATAGGCTGGAAGAACACGGGCGGCTCATACACGAGGACTATCGAGTACAGCAAGAACGGCGGCGCATGGACATCCATCACGTCGACGACATCGGGCGTTACGTTCGCCGTCTCCGAGGGTGATGTCGTGCGGTTCCGTGGAAACAACGCCTACTACAGTCAGGGTGCGTCGTACTACAACTGCTTCACGTCCACCTGCCGCTTCAATGTGAGAGGGAACGTCATGTCGTTGATAGACGTTGCATCGACAAGTCTGTCGACTTCATACACCCTTGGGCATCTGTTCTACAACAACACGAAGCTCGTGGATGCGTCGGGGATGATGCTCCCTGCGACGACGCTGTCTTCGTACTGCTACCAGTATATGTTCTACGGATGTACGGGCATGACCAAGGCTCCAGAGGTGTTGCCGGCAATGACATTGCAAACTTATTGCTACCAGTACATGTTCTATAACTGTACGTCGCTTACGGAGGCTCCAGAGCTCCCTGCACAGACGCTGACATCGTACTGCTACAACTACATGTTCTATAATTGCAGCTCACTCAACTACATCAAGGCTATGTTCACGACTACTCCGAGTACGTCGTACACAAATAGTTGGGTGTATGGTGTTGCGGCAAGCGGAACGTTCGTCAAGAGCACAAGCGCAACATGGACGACCACCGGCACAAGCGGCATCCCAAGCGGATGGACTGTAGAAACAAGCACTTAGGCGTATAACATTTGTGAAAAAAGACTTTAAGAAATAGGTGTAAACAAAATGGTTTGCACCTATTTTTTATGCAAAAAAATTGTTGGATTGTTTATTTTGCTAACGTAAATCGTTGTGTGATAATGCGTTAGCAAAAAGCAAATGGACTTAAAAAAGTTCTATTAGGATTTAGTTTGTGTTCATCGTAACTTTGCAACCGTAACGTTACAAAGTGAGTAATAACTAAAAGTTTAACAAATTAAATCTTACATAGGATATGGCAGAGATTTACCAGTTGCCAGACGGCAACAACAACAACGGAGGATTTGGTAACATACCATTCTCTATCCCTATCGGTGGCTTCGGTATGGGTGGCGGTCTTTTTGGCGGCAATTACGGCATGAATGGGATTGCTGACTTATTTGGACTTGCTATCATTGCTTCAATGTTCGGCTGGAACAATGGCGGATTTGGCAATGGAGGCTTTGGCGGAGGAAATGGAGCAGCGGGCTTTATTTCTAATCAACTCAACAATGATTCGTGGCATGAGCTTCTTATGAATGCCGTCACCAATCAGGGTGAAGCTTCCCGCACGGCCATTCAGACTCTAAGTACCATGCTTGGTCAGGATTTCAACCTTGTAAATGCAGGCATTCAGTCGGCTCAGAACACCCTGAATCAGATTTCCAACACGCTTGGTATGTCTACATTGCAGATGATTAACGCTGTACAGTCTGGTGATGCCGCTATTACAAGCACATTGCAGAACTGTTGCTGTCAGACGCAGAAGCAGATTATGGAACAGGGCTATCAATCGCAGATTGCCACCCTCAATCAAACCAATCAACTCGGCTCGCAGGCAGACCGCAACACAAATTCATTGCTGAATGCAATCAACGCACAAACCGTAGCTATGAACGACCAGTTCTGCGCAGCCCGTGAGCGTGACATGCAGGCAAAGATTGACACGCAGGCAGACATCATCACACAGCTTCGCGGTCAAATTGACAACGCAAACCAGACCGCACAGATTACTGGTTACGTTAATTCGCTGATTGCTCCATTGCAGGCAAAGGTTACGGAGATTGCAGACAAGCAACTTCCAACCGTACCCGTTCAATGGCCGCAGATTCAGGCCGTGAACACCACACCTTACATGGGTGGTTGGAATGGTTTCTATGGCAACGGCTTTGGTGGTAACATCGTATTCTAACAATGTAAGGTATAGGAGGTGAAAGCATGAATTGTAATGCAAACATAACAATCAATGCAGGTGGTCAGCCTTACATTGCGAACACACAAGTTACCGTAGGTACGGAGGCCGTGAACATTGCGCTTGGATGGCGGCGCATTCAGCCTATTGGTTATTTTACCGTTAGGATGGAGAATGCAATACCGTCAGACGCGACTACCACGTTGCCTATCACATTAACGCTTAACGGCATCACAAGGCCACTAACGCTACCTAATGGTACTGCTGTGACCGTTGCCGACATTCTTAACGTGAGCGTTATGGAGATATTTAACGACAAGTGGAACAACATCCTTGCGCTTATGTCAAGGACTATTG